TATGACTAGGCTTAGAAGTTTAGTTGAAGAGACAGGTGCAGGTATTATACTTGTCTCTCATTTACGTAGAGTTAGTGGAGATAAAGGTCATGAGAATGGAGTTACAGTTAGTCTATCTCACCTTAGAGGCAGCAACTCAATAGCACAATTATCTGATTGTGTTATAGCCTTAGAAAGAAATCAACAAGCTGATGATGATCTAGAATCTAGAACTACTCGTCTTCGTATTCTTAAATCAAGATACACGGGAGATGTTGGATTAGCTACCTCGTTAATCTATGATCCTGTTACTGGTAGAATGAACGAAGAAGACTACTCTGATTTACTAGATGATAAAGATGGAGTACCTTTCTAATGAATTTAGTATTTGATATAGAAACAGATGGGTTAAACCCCTCAAAGATACATTGTATCGTAGCTATAGACGAGCACGATAAGGTGTATACATTTGCACCTGATGAAATAGATCAAGGTGTAGACTTATTAAGTAAAGCTGATACATTGATTGGTCACAATATTGTTGGCTATGATATTCCTGCTATTAAAAAACTTAAAGGTGTGGACTTAACTAAGTCAGCCCATCTTATTGATACTCTTTTAATCTCACGACTATTAAAACCAACACGAGAAGGTGGACATAGTTTAGAAATGTGGGGTTATCGTTTGAAGTTTCATAAGTCTGATCAGCCTGAATGGGATGTCTTTACAGAAGAGATGTTAGAGTATTGTATCAAAGATGTTCAGCTCAATAAAAAAGTATATGAAATATTACAGAAATATTCAGAAGGATTCTCTGCTGAAAGCATAGAGTTAGAAACTTCGGTAGCTAAAATATTACATGAGCAAGAACGAGTCGGATTTAAATTTGATATGGAGAAAGGCGTTATGCTTTTATCTCAGCTTCAAGAACGTATGAAAGAAGTTGAAGATGAAGTTCATAAAGTATTTAAACCTCGTTGGGTAGATGAAAAAATGGTTACGCCCAAACTTAAAAAAGATGGTACGTTATCTAAGCAAGGTCTTACTGAGTATGAATACGAAGAAAGATATGCAGCTAAAGATACAACTCCGTTTATGCGTAAGTCTTATCAAGAATTTAATTTAGGTTCTCGAAAGCAGATTGGAGAATACCTACAAGAGTTTGGGTGGAAGCCTAAGTCTTTTACACCAACAGGTCAACCTATTGTAGACGAAGCTGTTCTATCTAAAATTAAAACAATACCTCAAGCTTTATTAATAGCAGAGTTTTTATTACTACAGAAAAGGATTGCTCAAGTTGACTCTTGGATTGAAGCAGTTGAAGAAGACGAAAGAGTACATGGGTTTGTTATATCTACAGGAGCTATCACAGGTAGAATGAGTCATAGAAATCCTAACATGGCTCAAGTTCCGAGCATACACAGTCCTTATGGTAAGGATTGTCGTGCTTGTTGGACTGTCAATGAGGGATACAAACTAGTAGGTGTTGACGCTTCTCAGTTAGAGTTAAGAATGTTAGCACATTATATGAAAGACAAGGAGTATATAAATGAAATCATCAACGGAGATATTCACACGGCAAATCAACGAGCTGCGGGACTTGAATCAAGAGATCAGGCAAAAACTTTCATCTATGCCAACATCTATGGGGCAGGAGATGCAAAACTTGGGTCTGTGGTTGGAGGAAATAGAGCAGATGGTAAAAAGTTACGAGAACAATTTATTAATAATACACCATCATTTAAATCTCTTAAAGATCAAGTACAACGAGCGTCTACAAGAGGATACGTTAAAGGATTAGATGGACGTAGGATTCTTATTAGACATCCTCATGCTTCACTTAATACTTTATTACAAGGAGCAGGTGCTATACTAATGAAACAAGCTCTTGTTATATTAAATGATTGGTTTAAATTAGAAAGTCTTGATGCTAAGTTTGTAGCTAATATACATGATGAATGGCAGATCGAATCTAAAGAGGAGATAGCCGAACATGTAGGTAAGATAGCAGTAGATAGCATCATAAAAGCAGGAGAACATTTTAATCTTCGCTGTCCTATGGATGGTGAATACAAGATAGGAGATAATTGGAGTGAAACACATTAAAGATTCAAATAGAAAAGGAGATTTTGCCGAATACTACGCAGTCACTTGGTTGTGGGATAATGGATATGAAGTTTTTCAAAACGCAGGATGTACAGGTCTTGTAGATATGATCGCAATGAAAGATGGTGTGCCAACTTTTATAGATGTTAAAACTATGACTAAAGATAAAGGGACAGACTATCGTGGTAAATCAAGCAGAACAGATGAACAGAAAAAATTAAATGTACAATTTTTATTATTTCATCCTGAAACTAGAGACTTACGATGGTCTAAACATAGAACATGAAAAAATTAGACACACTTATTGAGGATATTTATAGCAAACTATCTTTACTTTCAGAAGGTAAGCCTTTAAATTTATCAGAAGAAGATATAGATCAGTTTGGAGAGTCTATGAAAGATGTCATACGTGATTGGGCCAACCCTAAACCACGAGACTCTAAGACTCTACGTATGTCTAACATTGGAAAACCTACAAGACAATTGTGGTATGATATGAAATCTAAAGATGAAGGAGAAAAATTACAGCCTTCTACATTTATTAAATTTCTGTATGGACATATGCTCGAAGAAGTAGTGCTATTATTAGTACGTCTTGCAGGACATGATGTTACAGGAGAACAGAAGTCTGTTAAGGTTAAAGGCATCGAAGGACATATGGACTGTATCATAGATGGAGAAGTGATTGATGTTAAGACTGCATCAGGCTATGCGTTTAAGAAATTCAAAGATGGGACATTAGGTAATGACGATCCCTTTGGATACTTATCACAGCTTGCAGGATATGAATCAGGTAACAAGACAAGTCAAGGGGGCTTCTTAGCTATGAATAAAGAAAGTGGAGAACTTGCACTTTATATTCCTGAAGACCTTGACAAACCTAATATAGAAAGTAAAATAGATACAGTTAAGAAAGCTCTCAAGAGAAAGACTCCCCCTGAACTGTGTTACTCTAATGTACCTGATGGAGTTAGTGGTAACATGAAGCTCCCTAGACAATGTATCTATTGCCCTCATAAAATAGAATGTCAAAAAGATTCAAACGATGGTAAAGGATTACGTATATTTGAATATGCTAAAGGTCTTACCTATCTAACTAAAGTTATAAAAAAACCAAACGTAAAGGAAATTACTAATGAATTCAAAAAAAGAAAAACAAATAAGAAAACACGCAAAGCAGTTAATGATTGAGTGGTTAAAAAGTGTCGTGCCTGTAGAGGAACAACCTAAAATTAAGATTGATAACATACAAAATTATGTTCCTGATCAAACACATGTATATGCTGATGGTCGATTGATTGTCTCAGCATACACCTTACGTTGGTTTATTAAAAGAATTAAAAAGATAGTTAGTTCTTCCAATAAGAAGTGGGATCAAGTGTCTTTACAGGAGATAGAAAATGGCTGATGATAAAGAAGAACTTGAAACTATTTCGTGGGAACTGGAGACTGTAGAATTATTAGATTTAATCATGGTTGTAGGTAGTTATTTATTCGCAGGAAATACTCTATCATCTGTAGAAACAGATGTTATTGATAAACTTTATATATTACTTGGAGAAGAAAAAACTTTAAGAGAAACAGGAATACCTGCAAATGAGGTAATACACTAATGAAAAAAGGATATAGAAAACCACGTAAGATTAGACCTATTGAAAAGGGTGTACCGAAAGGATACGATTCTAATTGGGAATTTAATTTACATCAACATACCTTAAAAGAATGGTTGCATCATGGTGATAAGATATGTTATACTATAGAGCACACGTATGAACCTGACTTTCGAAAAGTATTCAAGGGTACAGAATATTTATTAGAAGCTAAAGGAAGATTTTGGGATCACGCAGAATATAGTAAATATATTTGGATTAGAAAGAATTTAAAAAAGAATCAAGAATTAGTATTCTTATTTTTAAATCCGTCTGCTCCTATGCCTCAAGCAAAGAAAAGGAAAGATGGAACTAAAAGGAGTCATGCAGAGTGGGCAGAAAAAAATAATTTTAGGTGGTTCTCTGAATTAACACTACCTAAAGAATGGATAAAATAATATGGACTATAGATTTAATGAAAAAGATATACTAGAACAAGTACAACGATACGTAGATGGAACATACGACAGACACTATGCACAAGGTAAGTATCAAGCAACTGATAT